GCGGCGACACGGAGCCGCTGCAGTACGACGCCGTGACCGGCGAGCCCCTCAAGAGGTTCGTGGACCCGAAAGCAGGCCCCACGATCGGCGAGTGGGTTGCGAAGGGCATGAAAGCCAGCCTGTACCAGCCGGCAGGCTACGAGCCGCGCAGCTCGACTGACGAGATCAACGCGGCGATTGCTGCGGAACAAGGTCGCGTCGAGTTCGATCCCGCGCGGATGCCCGCTCCTGAAGCCGGCGTATTCGATAGCCGATCGGGCGGCCAGCCGCAGTGAGCAACGGCCTGCCCACGAAAGCAAAGGTCGGCGCCCCGGGTAAAACCGTGGGCATCGATACAACGACGTACTTCCTTGCGAAGCGCATGGAAAGCGTCGGCGTGCTTCGGCCTGGGCAGGCCTTACTTTTGGCGGCGACGCTACCAAACACCACCAAGACTCCGAAGAAAGGCAGACGCAAATGAGCACTCGTTTCAAAGGCCATAAGACCGGGTTCAACAAGAGCGGCAACAACGACTGCGACCCGAACAAGCTGGGGCCGCCCACCACGAAATTCGGGGGCCGCCCCGCCGTGCCCGCTGGCCCGCTGAAGCGCTACCCGGGCGCTGCGGCTGATATCAGTTCCGGCAACCGCCGGCTTTCGAAGTCCAACCACGGCGATGGCGGCGGCAGCGGGACCGGCTTCAGCACCACGGGCGGGAATGCCTTCGGGCGCGGCAGCAAGTAACGGGAGGCTGGCTTGTTCTATCGCCCGGGCGGCAACGGCAAGCGCATCCAAGCGCAGTACGATACGGTGTACGCCGACTATATCGGCGCTGCTACCGGCTGGCTGCCCGTCAACAAGGGCGACAGTATCGCCATCAATGTCTGCCGCGCGGCTCTTACATTTCAGACGCCAGCGCAAAGTCTCATCATACCGTCCGCGATAGCGCCCGAAGTTCAAATTCTGATGGAACTGAAGATGTTCGGCGGCGACCCCGATGCGTCGGCGCGTCCCGTGGATCAGTGGCAGAACATAGTCGTTGCTACCGATCGCCGAGCGCATCGTGCAGGCTGGATGAGGCTGCGCATCGCCAATATCAACAACGGCGACGGCACGGGCGTCGTCATGGATATGCTTGTCAACCGTACGGGCGAAAGCGGGGCGGTCACCTAAATGTCCGGCTTCGACAACGGCACCTTGCAAGGCGGCGTATTTTTCCAAGCGAAGCAGTTTGGATCAATTTTACGCGGTTTTGGGCCGCCGGTCCCGCAAGCCGGCGTTGTCGGCGACCTGTATTTGGACGTACAGACGTGGGAGTTGTACACTAAGCGATCTTCAGAAGCCGGCGGCGATGTAGACCCCTGGGGGCACTACCTTTTCGTCGTGCCGCTGACGTACCGTACGACGCTGAAGTGGTTTAGCGCGTCGGCGCCGACGAATGACGTAGGCATTGCCGGCGACTACTGCCTAGCGTGGGCCGGCTGGTCTAACTACGGGCTGCAGCCCTCGATATACGGCCCCAAACAAGCGACGGGCTGGCCGGAAGACGGCAGCGGCGGGACGGTGCCGATTGCTATTGCAGGCGCCGGCACTGTGCTTCCTGTGGGGCTGTCGGATGAAGGCGCTCCGATCCCGGCCAGCAATTCAACGCAGCTCATCGTAACCGGGCTCCTAGACGAGTATATTCTGGCGGTCCCGGTTACCGCGAACGCAGGCGATCCGGTAACGCAACAAGGGCTGCAGTCGGGGCCGGCGGCTGTTGCCGTGACAATCAACCCGCTGTACACCGCCGAAGACGCCCACGAAGTAGACGTGTTCCAAGCTTTCGCCAGGCTCCCGCCGGCCGCGCCAACCGTCAATTTCCTCGCGTCCGATATCGAAGTCGGGATAGACAGCTCCGTGGCACCCACGTCGGTCGTGCTTCCCAGCGTGGCTGCATGGGTTACGTCAAACCCAAACGGCCCCGAGCTGGTGATTTTCGACTACACCGGACATGCCCTCGCGAACAACATCAGTTTCGTACTCAACGGTACGGACGTGTTTACGCAAGGCATTTCGCCCGTGATCCAAAATAACTTCGGTTCGTTGATATTGCGCCCATCATTACGGGCAGCGGCATAAATCAATGGTTTGTGCGGAGCGTCGGGTAATGCTCAGAAAAGCAACAGTCGGTGCACTTCTGCTCTTTCTCGGGTGTACGTTTTCGTACGCGCAATCGGGGTTGTATCAGCAGCATCAGTTTCTAGGCGGTCCTGTCGGTGCCGGCCAAGGCTATGCCACGCCGCGCTTGCTTGACGCCACGGACCTTCCGAATGTCCCGGTCATAGGCGGCGGCACGGGCGCGACCACGGCACCGGGAGCGCGAACAAATCTAGGCCTTGCGATAGGCAGCAATGTCGAGGATTGGGACAGCGACCTAGATTGCATCGCAGCGCTTTCGACAACGGGGCTGATCCGACGTACAGGTACGGGCACTTGTTCGGCTGGCACGGTCGCGATAACTGACCTCGCGACGGGCACGCAAGACACAGTTATAGGCTACTTCGGCAGTACGGCTGCTTCGGCGCTCGCAATTAATAACTGCTCCACAGCGCTGACGTACAACACGTCAACCCACGTATTCGGGTGTAACGTAGGCGTCGGCACGGGTACCGTTACCGAACAGAAGAACACGGCGGGCTACGGCCTTACGCTGTCGGGCAACTGCGATAACACGAACACGAACGCCGCGAGCCCGTGCAATGCAGTCGTTGCTCTTACGAAACTATCCAACTACTTGGGTGCCGACGTGGCGCTGTCGAATACGGGTACGTTCTTTGCCGGTCCGACCGTAGCGCAGGGTTCTACGGGCGTATTTTTTGCTGATGGGTGCGTGACGGTTGCCGACAGCGCGGCTTCGCCTTCTTTCATCACTCCGAAACTTTGGGACGGCACGAACGTCGTCTCGACAAATCCGACGCATCTGCCGTCGTCCGGAACATCAGTATCACTCTGCGTCTCCGGGATTTTCACGAACCCGCCGGGCAACATCAGAATAGACGTGAACGACGCCACCACGACGACAGGCAAAATAATATTCAACAGTTCCGGTCTGTCGAAAGACAGCTACGTGAACGTTATCCGACTGCAATGAGGTTTCGACAGTGAGCGGCTTCGATAACGGCACCTTGCAAGGCGGCGTCTTCGCGCAGACGAAACAACTAGGCTCGGTCTTGCGGGGCTTCGGGCCGCCAGTTCCGCAAGCTGGCGTTGTCGGGGACTTGTACCTAGACGTACAGACGTGGAATTTATACACGAAGCGTTCGCCAGACGCAGGCGGTGACGTAGACCCGTGGGGGCATTACATTTTTGTCGTGCCGCTGACGTATCGGGCGCAACTCAAATGGTTCCTGTCATCGGCGCCGACGAACGACATAGGCGTTAACGGGGACTACGCCGTATTGTGGGGCGGCTATCCGAACTATGGCCTGCAACCGCTGATCTTCGGCCCGAAAGCCGCGGGCGCGTGGCCGGCGAGCCCGGTTGCGGTGGCCGTCACGCTGAACCCGCTGTACACCGCGGAAGACACTCATGGTATTTAACCCCGCCACCGATTTTCTTGCACTCTGGCGGAACGTCGCCGGCACTGTCTCGAAAGTCGAGATGCCCGGCCTCGACTATGTCGTGGCCGCGCTTGCGCGTGCCGGCATCATAACACTTTCAGTGTCCGCAACGGCGCCCGTCGTTAGTCAGTCAACAACCGCGTGGCTACAAGCTGCGGTACCGAGTAGTTCGGCTGAAGGTGCCCTGTATCTGTGGGACCCCATCGCAACGGCGTACGCTCCCGCGTCTGCAGCGCTGTTTCTCGACATGCTGGAGGCGTCGGCTGGACAGAACGGCGTTTCCTGGTGGACTTCGACCGGCGGTCCGCCGTTGAATACGGTGGGCAATAATGGCGATTTCGCAGTACGTACGGACGAACCTAACGGCATTTACGGGCCGAAGGCCGCAGGCGCATGGCCGGCGAACCCGATACCCGGAACGGCTGACGTACTGACAAGCCTGTCGTTGGATAACACTTTTGGCACGACCGAAGGACAGATGATTGTCCGGGGACCTTCGGTATGGCAGACGGTGCCAATCGGGGCGGCGAATACGGTGTACGTGTCATCTGGTGCGCTCCCTGAATGGGAAGCGCTGTCTGCGGTACTGGATGCCGTTTTCGGGAACGCTCAAGGCTCCGTGCTTTATCGTGACGCGGCGCTGTGGGCAGCGCTGGGGCCGGGTACGGCTACTGAAGTATTCACTTCCGGCGGCGCGGGCGCAAACCCCGAGTGGGCGCCGCGTACGGCTGAATTTCCATCCGGCACGTCGATGGTGTTTCAGCAGACCGCAGCGCCTCCGGGCTGGACGAAGCAGACGGCGATTGACGACTACGGCTTGCGAGTTACATCCGGCGCTGTCGGTACGACGCCGGGCAGCCCTTTCAGCAGCGTGTTCGCACAGACCACTGTAGGCGGGCACGCGCTCACAGTCGGCGAAATTCCGCAACATACGCACGGGTTCTCTGAAGGTGCTTTTTCGGGAGCAGAGAGCGTGGCCGCGGGGGGCGCTCACGCGTATCTCGATACTTTCGTTGCCGGGACTACCGATGGCGGTACCGGCGGCGGCGGCGCGCACACGCATCCGGTCACGCTGAACTTGGCCTACATAGACGTTATCATTGCCACGAAGAACTGAAAGTCAAACTGATGGCCTACAACCCGACGACTGACTTTCTTGCGCTGGTGCGGCAAACGTCTGGCGGAGCACGTATAGCGGACATACCGGGCCTCGATTATGTGGTGGCCGCGCTCGCACGTGCGGGGCTGTTCACGCTGTACGTAGGACAAACGGCACCGACAGTAAACCAGCAGACAACCGTGTGGCTGTTGCCAGCGACGCCTTCGTGGACTTCTGAGGGCACCGTGCTTCTGTGGAACCCCGCAACGCTCGCCTACGCGCCAGCCACGCCCGCGCTATGGGTTGAGTTGCTGTCATTCGGGTACGCATTCCAAAGCACCGCATCGGCGGCGGCTGCAGTGGCGGCAACTACGTCGCTATTCGCAATCCAACGTACGGCACCCGTCGCGACCGCGTTGACGCTCCCCAGCGTCGCCGGCCGGGCTGGGAAGCCTCTGCAGATCGTGGATTGGTCCGCAAACGTGGCGGGTCATACCGTAACCGTGACGCCGAATGGCGCCGAAACAATCATGCAGCGGGCGTCATTCCAGTTGCTTTCGACGGCCGATCAACTGGCCGGCGTTACGCTCTATCCTTCTTTTGATCTTAACGGGTGGGTTATCGCGCCATGAAAATGCTTCGTCTTATTGCTGCCGTTGTCGCTTTCCTCTCTGCAGCTCCCGCAATTGCGCAGTGGCAGACACCGAACCATTCGGTTCCTGTAGGCCGCGGCGGCGG